ATCAGATGACTTCTGTTCACACAACCCAAAATTAGACCAATTAGGAGAACCTTATCATCAATTGATAGATGAGGGTTGGGAAGTAATTAAAGTCGAAAAAATCACACCTATGATGGTTCAGAAGATGAACCAAGAGAGGTTCTCAGAACCAAACGAACCATCATTCTTAGATAATGACCAATTTAGAGTTAGATTCAAGTATGTAGGTCCAAGAGATGAGAAGAACAGACAGTTCTGTTCTGATATGTTATCCAAGAATAGAGTTTATAGACAAGAAGATATTGATGAGTTAACTGATTCAGTTGCTAATGAAGAATTTGGTTTCTATAACATCTTTTTGTGGAGAGGTTCATTTAACTGTCGCCATACTTGGGTTAGATTATTATATGCACCGACTGGTAAGATTAGAAATTCAGGTTCATCAAGTAAGGGGTTAGAAGATACAAGTGCACAATCATCAAATCTTCAACCTGATACAAGAACAGAAGCGACAATCAATTCACCAAATCCATCAAAACAATGGAAGCCAGGTATGCCAAGAACAGGTCCAAATCTTTTTAAGAAAGATGAAATGGGGCTTGAAGACGCTTGTTGGGAAGGATATGAACCAATCGGGACTAAGATTCTTGATGGTAGAGAAGTTCCAAACTGTGTTCCAATCAAGTTGACTGAGGATGATTTCGTTGATTCAATTTCTGACTACCCTGAGGGTGTTAAGAACGCAGCAAAAAGTGCTGTTGCATATGCTGAGAAAAAAGGATGGGGTTCTTGTGGAACTGGTGTAGGAAAACAAAGAGCATCTCAACTCGCGAAAGGTGAAAACATCTCAGTGGATACATTAAAAAGAATGTATTCTTATTTATCAAGACACAAGACAGATTTAACAAAATCAAAATCATATGATGATGGTTGTGGTAAGTTGATGTATGACGCTTGGGGTGGTGAAGCAGGATTAAAGTGGGCAGAAAGAAAGTTGGCTCAACTTGAAAAAGAGAGAATGACTTTCGCAGTAGCCGATGAAGACAAACAAATTCTTGTTGGAGCGGCGATGGTGCCAAACAAGATGATTCATAGATATGATGATTTGGGGAATATGTATTATGTGTATTTCTCAAAAGCATCCATCAGAAAAATGGCGGATAAGTTTCTTAAACAAAAAAGAACTGATGAAACTTCAATTGAACATAATGGAATTAAGTTAGGTTCTGATAAAGTTTATATCACAGAATCTTGGGTATCAGAAGACCCCATCAAAGACAAATCAAATATGTATGGTTTTGAACTACCATCGGGAACTTGGTTTGTTCAGATGAGAGTTGAAGACAAGAAGATATGGAAATTAGTTAAGGATAATATGTTAACAGGATTTTCTGTTGAAGGATTATTCGCTAATAAATCGGTTTTCTCAAAAGAAGACAAAAAAATAAACCAAATAAAGCAAATACTTAAATCAATAACAGATGAATAGTAAGCAAGCATTAGACAAGATTATGAAAATCTTAAATCTAACTCCACAAAAATTTTATGATGCAAAAACTGAACAAGGAATTGCAGTTAAGATTGATGGTGATTTAGAATTAGGTGCTCCAATCTATGTCGCAACGGAAGAAGGTATGATTCCTGCTCCTGCTGGTGTTCACAAACTTGATGATGGTTCTGAAATCGAAGTTGATGATGATGGCAAAGTATCCAAAATTAAAATGGGTGCTACTCCTGACGCAAAGATGGAAGACAAGAAAGAAAAAGAATCTATCAAGGATGAGAATATGAAAGCGGCTTTTGCTGATGTTAAGATGAAAGACGGAAAGATGATTAGAGTTGAAGGTGAAGAACCAATGGTTGGTTTGATGACCAAACTCGTTAATTATGATGGAACTCTTACAGCATTAACTGATGGCGTTTATGAAACTGAGAATGGTAAGAAAATCAACATCGTTGGTGGAACTATTCAAGGTATAGACGAAGCAGATGAAAAAGCAGCGGAGAAATTTACCGAAGCAAAAACAGCAGATGGTGCTATTGTTGAATCCCCAACATTCGATGTGGGAGAAGATTTAATGGTAGTTAAAGATGGTGATAAGTCGCCAGCACCAGATGGAGAACACCAAATTGTTCTCAAAGATTCTGAGGGTAACGATGTTAAAATCAGAGTTATGACTAAGGATGGTAAAATCGTTGAGAGAGAAAATGTTGAGGAAATGGAAGATGATATGATGTCCGCTGAAGAAGTGGCAGAATTATTCTCACAAGCACTTAAAAAAATCGAATCAAAGATTGACGCAATCTCTGCTAAACAAATTGAACTTGATGGTAAATTCCAAAAGTTCTCTAAGGAACCAGCAGGTCAAAAAGTGTTCACACAAAAAACAATAAACGAAACCTTCTCTCAAACAGAAGATAGAGTAGAGTCCTTCAAGAGATTGAGAGCGGCTCTAAACAAAAACTAAACAATAAATAAAAATTAGGTAATAAAATGAAAAACAATTTATCAAAAATGAAGTTCAACTATGACTTAGCAGGTCTAAGTTCTTATGTTGACCAACTTTCATCTGATATTATCTCCGAAGCAGTGTTGACTCCTGTGACTATGAAGTATGTGAATGTAATTCCTGGTATCAAAGGAACTCAGAATGTAAATTTACTTGCTGAGACATTATCAGTTCAAACTGGAACTACTTGCGGATGGAATGATGCAGGTGATGTTACTTTCACAGTTGCACCTTTGACTGTTCAATCATTAAAGGTAAACCAATCACTATGTCTTCAAGAATTGAATACACTATGGTTAGGTCAATATTTGAACGCTGGTTCATACAACGAAACTGCACCATTCGAGCAGGCTATTGTTGACTTACAAACTAAACAAATCAAAAGATACAATGAGGATTTAATTTGGAACGCTTCAAGTGGTTCATCTGCATTCTCAGGTTTCATTGAGTTGTTGAATAACACTGCTGGTGTTGTAAAGTTAGACACACTTCCTGCATATTCAGCAAACACAGTTGCACTTTGTTCTGTAACAGGTGCTACTGTTCAAGAACAAGCAAATAAAGTTTTAGCACAAATCGATAATATTATCAATGAATTAGATAGAAATATTTATGATAGAGATGATATCGTAATCTTTATGTCTCAAACTCAGTTCAAGTGTTACTTGACTGCAATCAGAAATGTAAACAACTTCCATTTCAGTGAACCAACTCTTGGTCAAGTATTTGAAACATTCCACCCTCAAACAAAGTATAAAGTTGTAGGAGTTCCTGGTCTTAATGGTTCAAACTTAATCGCTGCTGGTCCTCAACAATACTTTATGGTTGGTGTTGATTTAATGAGTGATGAAGATTCATTCCGTTCTTGGTGGTCTATGGATTTCCAAGAAGTGAGAATCGCTGTGAACTGGAAAATCGGAACACAAATCGCTTTCCCTCAGTTCTTCGTAACTAATGGTCTTTAATATTTATGGTCGGGGGGAAACCCCCACCATTAATTTCAATAAACTAAAAAATTAAATCAATATAAAATGAGTTGTAATGTTTCCGCTGGTATAGCGTTAGGATGTAGAGATGTAGTTGGTGGTGTCCAAACAATTTGGATTACTGACCAAGAAAACTTAGCATCCATCACAAAAAACACAGGTGATACAATTACTCAAATCTCTGGTACTGGTTCTTATTATGAGTTCCAATTGATTAGAACTTCTTCTCAATACACAGAGACGATTAATGCTTCACTTGAAAATGGAACTGTGTTCTATACACAAGAGTTGGTAACATACTTCGCAAAACTTGAACAATCTAAGAGAAATATCTTAAAGACATTGGCTCAATCTCCAAAACTTTCAATAGTGATGGAAGATAACAATGGTAAGTATTTCCTACTTGGTGAAGTTTATGGCTCTTTTGTGTCTGCTGGTTCATCAGTAACTGGTAAGGCTCTTGGAGATGCTGCGGGTTATAATATCACATTCCAAGCACTTGAGCAAAATCCAATGTGTGAATTATCAGGTCCAATCACTTCTGTGGTTGCTGGTATCACAGTTGTTGCTGCTTAATAATAAATTGTAGTCACAGGGGGGTTAATATCCCCTTGTGATTATTTTTATCTGCTATGATTCTTCTAAAAACAAATCAGTTAAATAAGATGGTAGTTACTGTGTCTCAAAACGCAGAACTCGCCAATCCTGAATGGTTATTTTCATTCACTCATATCTTCTCAAAAAGAAGGGTAACAATGATATTGTCTAATATCTCGACTCACAGAGTTAGATATGATGAATTCGAATTTATAGAAGGACCAAATCC